CATTGTTGGCGATCTCATCAAGAACAGCATGAGCGGACTTATGAGCCAGCAAATGATGAACCTTCGCCAGCAAAAGTTCGCTGCATCCCAAGGTAATAGTGGATCTGGAGGGGGTGCTTCTGGTGGTGGTGGTGGCAATTGGAACAGCTTAACGCAATAAACAAAAATGGACTTTATTAGTTTACTTCCACAAAATGCTGGGCCTGTAACCAAAAGCAAATTTAAGGATGCTTCAAGGAAGGTTCAGATGCTCCGTAACAGGGGGCTTGCCGCCGATGCTGACCTATTAGCTAGTGATATTGCAGGTGCGCTTCAATCTGGTGACATGACCGCTATTGGGTCTGCTATAAAGTCCCTTGATGATTATTATTACAAAGCTCCAAAACCTCAAGTCTCCACCAAAGAAGAGAAGGAGAAAACGCCAGAATACAGTTCTGATGAGCTTGCGGTGCGCATTCAAGACTCCATTGCGCTTGCCGATGAGCGCGGGATTGATCTTCCAAACTCTGATCTTTCTAGGCTTTCGTCGTTTGTTGCGAAGGGTGACACGAAGAAAGCAAGCGAACAACTTGCAAAAGTTTCATCTTTTATTGACAAGTCTCTCGCAATCCAAACCGAAGAGGAAAAGAAGCCGAAGGTTCTTGCTGACGGAACACAGATTGAAATCGGGTCTAAGTCTGGCACAAGATACATGGGTGGGCAACCAGTAAGCAAGGGGCCAGTTAATGCTAATGTATTTAACTCAATTTACCAGAAGTCACCTAAAGCTGAAACTGAGGCAATGGGTGTTCCATTTGTTTCTCAAGCTCCAGTTGCGCTTGGACAAACTTACGATGTTGCGCCAGTTGAGGGTGTTGTAGCTCAACCAGAGGTTTATACTCAAGCTGTTCAAACCGCACCCACAAGCATGGAGGCAAAACAGATTGCCGTGCGTAAAGCGGCAGAGGCATATAAGGCTGGCAATGATGAGGAAGCTGTGATACTAATGAACTCCGCTGGAGGTAAAGGTATAATGGGTGTATTTACGACCGAAGACCTTTCAACTGTCTTTGGTGAGCGAAAGCAAAAAGAGCCAAAACCAGAAGACAACAAGAGTAAAACCAAATCTGGAACATCTTATCAAATCATCCCCGAATAATTAGCTTATGCCCAAATATGTTATCAACGGAAAAACCATTGAGGCAGATTCGGTTTTAACTGACGAGGAGATTGACGAGATCGCTTCTTCAATTACGCCCGCGCCCAAAGAAGAGGCTATCCAAAACGAGCAGGTAGCGGAAAACCTTAATAAAGAAGCGCAAGGCATTCAACCAAGCGTTGTTGTTGGCATCCCCGGAGGAGGCGGTGTTTCGATTCCCGTAACGGCAGAACGAACGCAGGAATCCGTAAATAAGGAGCTTGAGTCTAGGGTTAAAGAAGCTGAAAAAAAACCAGAGGAGGAGCCGTCACTTATGCAAATAGGTGCTGGACTTCTAGCAGAGATCGGAATAGCAGAAGGTTCCAAGGCTGCTGGTACACTAGCTGGAGCTGGAACTGCTTTGGCATTAGGCCAAATGGGGCCGCAAGCATTGTTGCCAGAAGAAATTATTACAGTTCCAATTGGAGCTGGTATTGGTTATTTTCTTGGGGCGACTGGAGGTGGCGCAACTGGGTCTATCTCCGCTCAAAAAATAGAAGGCCGCGACTCAATCAACTGGGGGAGGACTGCCGTATCGGCATTGATGAACCTTATTCCAGGAAGTAAGATTACAAAAGGGCCACAAGCATTAGTTAAAGCATCTGAGGCATTAGCTAAACGCCCCGTTGCAACTACTGCTGCTATTGGTGCTGTCGCGGCCCCCACAACGGTTGCCGCTGAAGAGCTTTATGAAACCGGCGAGCTGCCCAGTGCTGGAGAACTTGTTGGGCCTGCGGCATTGGCCGCAACACTTGGGGCTGGGCTTGGATTATCACAGCAGAAAATGATACCCATTTTGAGGAAGTTTGCTGGAAAATCCCCAAAAGAACTTAATAACTTAGTCGATCGTGGTGATAGTGGCGCAGTCTCTTATGTTGATGCGCTGACTCAAGATGTAGACCCCAAGGACTTTTTAACTAAAAAGAACTTGAAAGAGTTTATTGGAACTCTTGGGCAAACCGCAAAGGCTAACATCGCTCCAACCAAAGTCGTTGGAAAAGAAGCAGCTCAAGCAATGCGTGACGCAGCCAACATTGCTTCTACTGGTCGCGAGGTAGGAGGCATTCTTGGATCTAGGGTAAATGACGCTATTGCCAAGTCTTCCGATCCATCCGCAGTCCAGCAGTTTGCGTTGGAGTACATCACAGGTAAAGCTCCCAAGGTTCCTAAGGAACTTGAGTCTCTTGCTGCTGATCTTTCTCAAGCCAGGAAGTACATTGCTGAGTATCAAGATGGACTTCTTGAGATGCACTACAACGGGCAAAGGAAGATGCCAGACCTTCTTGCCAAGTACATTGAGGAAAGCAAGAATGAAGGTGATTACCTTACTAGATCTTACGCCTTTTTTGGAGATGCAAACTACTCTCCGTCTAAACAGTATTATCAAGAGTTACTTGACGACCTGACAACGAAGCCTCGCATTGGAATAGATGAGCGTAAATTTATCCGTAAAACTAATGCTCAGGGCAATAGGCTTGAGGTTGACAACCCTAATTACGGCTCTGAGATTGATCTTCCTCCAATGAGCAGGGCGGATGCGGAAAAGTACATAGCTGACCTAAACGCAAAAAAGGCCAGTAATCCAGATGAGCTGCACAATTGGATCTACTCTCAGAACGCTGGAATCCTAAAGGAAAAGAAGGACTTGTCACCAGCGTTAAGAAAGTATCTTGGTGAGTACACAACGCCAGGAGAAAAGATTAGCGAGACTATGTCGAAGCTGTCTAGGCTTGTGGCGTATGATAAAGCTGACAACCAGATCTCTAACATCTTTAGGGATATGGGAATCGCTAAGTTTGCTGGGGAAGGGGTGGAAGGTCTTCAGCCAATCAAGCTGCGCAGGGGTAACGCAAGGATTGGAGAAGAAGAACTCTACGGGCCACCAGAATTACAAGTGGCAATCAATCATTTGTACGCAAATGGCACTGACAATGCAGCGATGGACTTTGCAGAAAAAACCGCAAAAGACTTGTGGCAAACATCGGTATCTGCCTCGAAGGCAGCAAAGACTGTATTTAACCCAGTCTCATTTGCGTCCAATTACATTTACGGCCCAGTAAATATGGCTGGAATGGGCATGAATCCATTTAAAGACTTTAAGCAGGGAGGCAAATTTGCCGCCGCTCAATTTGAGTCAATAGCCAAAAAACTTTCAAATGTTGATTTGGACGAGTTCAAAAGAAAAAAGGAACTTGGGCTTATCCCACAGGGATTGACATTTTCTGATATACAGGCTGGGTTGCAATCTGGTTCAATCGGCAGGTCTGCTCAAAAAGTAATAGATCCATTTGGAAAGTTGTATAGCTCTTTCGATGTTATTAACAGGCTTGCTACTGCAAAGAATTACGAATCACAGCTCACTAGGCAATTCCCTAATGCGCCGCTTGATTTGATTGAAAAGCAGTCCGCCGAGTTCACAAATAACACATTTCAAAACTACGACTTCGTAAACAGAAACTTTAAAACCCTTTCAAGATATGGTGTTCCGTTTGGTCAATTTGCTACATTCACTGTTGAGTTGGTTCGCAATCAGTACAACCAAGGGAAGCTGATTAAGAAGATGCTTGATGGTTCCTACGCCAAAGAGTTATCTGAAGAATTTGGAGTAGAGGCAAATCAAAAAGCAATTAGGGATGAGGCCATCAAAAAAATGGCATCCCTTGCTGTTGTCTACGGAACAAGTGCAATGACCATAGAAAAAACAATGGAATTCCTTGGAACCCCTAGGGATAAAAACCGAGCACTGCGGGAAACCGTTTTGCCGGAATACGCTGAAAAGCGTCCATTGTTTATTACATCAGATCCAAAGACTGGTGATGTAAGGTGGATGAACACATCTTATTTAATTCCTCAACAGCAGTTTATTGGCCCGTTTATGGCAGGGTTTAATGGCAGGTCGTTCGGGGAGGGTTTGAAGTATGGAGTCGAGGGCATCAGCGAAGACATTCTTGGAGAGGGATCGTTCACAATGAATGCTCTTACCCAAACTCTAAATAATTACGATTTTGAAAGAGATCGCAAAATAACTACGGCTGAAGACCCGTTCACAAAGATGCTTGATAAAGGCAAGTTTTTTGTCGGTGAGCTGCTAACTCCTGGTTTTGTAAATGAAGTGGAAAAGTCAAAAACAAGACCAGTAAGTCAAACTGCACAGAGACTAATTGGCCTTCGCTTTAACGACACAACAATAGATAAAGGGTTTGGGTTTAGGGCCAGATCTTTAAATGACAACCTTAATACTGAACGATCAAATATCGCACGAGCAAGGTTTCGCGTTGAAGATGGGAAGATGAACCAACAGGAATTTGACAATATCTACAATAAAAGCAACCAGTCATACAGGGACAATCTTCAATCCCTAAACCGCCATGTAAGTAACTTGCGGACGATTGGCCTTAATGAAGGCAAGATTGCAGGAATGCTCCGAGATAACGGATTTGGCAGCGAGATTTCCCTTGCGGCTCTTGATGGGGAGGTTCTTGATGCGCCCAAAATTAAGCGTGATACAATCACAGATGCTTATGATGAGATTTCTACTCTCCCAAGAAAAGACCTTGAAGCAAGGATTCGTGAGATTGCTAAGCAAGATCCAAACAAGGGCAAGTCGTTGGCAAGCCACCACAAACAACGCCTTATTGATGACAGGCTGAACATTGGTGATAAAGACAAGCTGGTAAAAGCACTTAGCACTAGTGATGGGACTAGGGCTAGATACATCTGGAAGCAGATGCAGAAAAACCAAGAACCAGACTCTGTTCTTAAAATGTTCATGAAGAAGGGCATTGCTACGCCAGAGGTTGTGCGCGACATCAGAATTTTACAGAAGAAATGAAGACCAAAAGCAAAAAGCAAGTACGCTACCTGCTCAGTAAGGTTTCGCCGCTTTCCTCAACGCAACAGAATAAGCTCAAAAAAGAGTTGCACTCTGGAGCCGTTAAGGTTAAAAACGGCAAGAAGACCAAATGAGCGACGAAGATCTATCAGCGATTGATAGCAAAGAGGCGATGAAAGAGTTCTTCCTTGAGGTCAAGGAAAGGGCTAAGCAGTTCCCTCGGAACACTATCGAGAACTACAACCCGAATGTGGCGGCACAGATTCTCTGGATGCTGGCACAGGGTGGGCGTATCAATGCTATTGCTAAGAAATGCAGGGTGACGCATGAGACTGTTCGTGCGCTGGAGTGGAGGCATAACGATACGCTGGAGTCAAAGCGTAAAGAGTTCTCCAAACGCTACGCCATTGCTGCGGCTGAGTACACAGACCTGTTGTTCGAGAAAGCCGAACAACTGAGCCGTGACCCAGACCAGCTCAAGGCAATCTCCCCAGACCGATTGGCGTTGACTATTGGCATTATGACCGATAAAGCTGGACAGCTCTCGGGTATGGCGAGTACCATTGTCGAGCATCGCAAGGGGCCGTCTATTGACGATGCTGCCAAGATGATCGCAGAAGCCAAGTCCAGGATTGCCAATAAAGTCAAAACGCAAGCAGTTGAAGCCGAAATCGTAGAATGATACCAGAACCAGAATCAAGATACGCTGACCACCTCAAAGATGGTGGGGATCTAGTTCGCCACTACATGGTTGAGCATGACGGCATTAAGCATAAGTGCCATACGCTTTGCTACGCCTCATATCTGGCGGAGAAGTTCAACGCTAAGATTTGGAATGTGGTGCTGGAGAAGTTCGTTAAGCCATTCATTGGCGTGTGCAAACATTGCAAGAAGCGTCGAGAGCTTCACTTTGTTGACGGGAATAGAGGGTCGTTCCCAGCCGAAGAGGATGCGTTTTGTTGCGAGGAGTGTGATAGCGTGTATCACATCAAAGACATCCTAATGGAGACTGGTGCGTATAAAACGAACTAATGCAGTGGCGCAAACATCCAATTCTCCAGCCTCCTAGCGATGACGAGGTAGCCTTGATGGAGCCAGATGATCTCATTGAGCTTCATCGGGTGTACCATGAGGCCATCGAGAATGCTGAGAAAGACCCATTTCGCTATGGATTTAGGCTTCCGCATTGGGAGAAGGCTGAAGAGCAATTATCGCAAGTCTCTGAGGTTCTAGCACTTGGGGGAAATCGCAGCGGCAAAACTGCGTGGGGTTCTTACTGCGTAGTCAAAGCCGCCATCGAAAACCCAAAGTCAGAGATCTTCTGCTTCGCTCAGACATCGGAGGTCAGCATCCGCCAGCAACAAAGCGCGGTATGGAACTGGTTGCCGCATGAGATGAGGACAAAGCAAACCTCGGCTAACGCTTACATTTCGTACACGAAGAAGAACGGGTTCACGGATAACTCGTTGATCCTTCCTAATGCGTCACAGATCATCTTTAAGACCTACTCTCAATATCAGAATAACCCAACTATCCTAGAAGGCGCGGAGCTTGGTAGCCGTGACCCGCAGTGGCACAATATTGGCGTATGGCTCGACGAATACCTCCTTGGTAACGAACTTATTGACACCCTGCGATTCCGTCTTGCTACCCGAAACTCCAAGATGCTGGTCACATTCACCCCGATTGATGGGTGGACGGAAGTGATTAAGGAATACTTAGATGGTGCTACAAGCGTCCAGAGCGTCGAGGCCGAGCTGCTCAACGGTGAGCTTGTCCCCTATGTCCAAAGGAGTAAGAAGCGCAACGCCAGCGTCCACTACTTCCATTCCAAGGACAACCCTTTCGGTGGCTACGAGCGAATCAAGGAGACACTAGTTGGACGGCCTCGGGAGGAGATCCTAATTCGCGCGTACGGGGTTCCAGTTAAGTCCCACGCTACCAAATTTCCCAAGTTCAACAAAGAAGTCAATGTTGTCCAGCCATCAGAGATCCCAACTACGAATGTTACTCGCTATCAGATTATTGACCCAGCGGGTTCAAAGAATTGGTTTATGGCTTGGATTGCTGTGGATGCGTCTGGTACATTTTGGGTATATCGTGAGTGGCCGGGTGTCGATGTAGGCGACTGGGCTGAATGGAAGGGTGGTAAGTGGATGCCAGGACAAGGGGCTAAGGGGCAGGGCTTTGGTATCCGTGACTACATGGACTTGATTACTGAGCTTGAGGGTGACGAGAAGATCTTTGAGAGGCTGATTGACCCTCGTCTTGGAGCTGCAAAATACCAGTCTGCGGATGGTGCATCTTCCATTATCGAGGATTTGAACGATGCCGGCATGGTTTGCATTCCAGCTCCAGGGTTGGACATCGACGATGGACTACAGGCACTTATTGGCAAGATGTCATGGGACACCACTAGACCTGCAGATTCGGTCAACCGACCGCATTTCTATGTCTCTTCCGAGTGTGAAAACATTATCCAAGCGTTGTCGGAATACACGGGTGACGGGGGTTTGAAAGAGGCATGGAAAGATCCAGTCGATGTTCTGCGTTACGCCGCCATTGCTGGAATAGATCATGTTGACGAAACCCGAAATCTTGCTACAAGACAAGGAGCTGGAGGCTACTAACAAGCTATGAAGACTCAAGACAAACCGATAGTTGCCGAGGAACTTATCATCGATTGCTTAAAAGAAGCATATCTCAAGAGGGCAAAAATGGAAG